GTGGTGGCCTTGCCATGCTCACGCACGGGTGCGAAGCCGCTGAGGACATGGCTCATGGTGTTCAGGATCACGCCCTTGGGGCGGTAGCTGCTGCGCTTTCTCATCGGCAGATCTGCAGCACGCCCACAATGCCCAGCTGCACCACGGTCACGGCCACGCCGAAGCCCAGCACCGCCAGCACAAAGGCCACCACCTTCTCCCAGAAGCTCGGCTCGTCGTGTTCGTTCACAGCTGCCGTCCTCCACTGTTGCCCTTGCTGCATGGCCAGGTCACGCCAAGGGCAGCCCCGACGATCACATCGCCCGACAGGTGCCTGATCGATGGCGTCTGCTCCAGGGCGATCCTGACCATGTCGTAGACCTGCCCGGCAGTGATGGTCGGGGATGGCGGGCAGAATGCAATGCCTCGGGTGGCATCAGCTGCACCCATGACGTAGCCAATGGCCACTGCCCGGTCGCCCTGGCTGCCTGTCATGCGCTCCAGCAGCCTGTTGCCGTCCCAAAACTCAGCCTGGGCGGCGCTGCAGATGGCCAGCAGGCTGGCAGTAAAGAGGTGTTTCATTCGATCAATTCCTTCACCGTCACCACCAGGCGCGGCTCGAGGCTGTACTGCTTCTGCACCAGCAGGCGCACCACCTGGGTGTCGTCGGCGTAGGCCACGCCGTTGAGCGCGTCCAAGACGGCCTTGGCGACGTTGTCCAGGTCGGGCTTGCCGGGGATCTCCAGGCCGTCCAGGGCACGCCTGCGCTTGGCCATCGTCCAGCTCTTGGGCACGCCCTTGTAGATGTCGATCCGCACCTTGACCGGCGTGGCCACGGCAGGGCAGGGCATGGCCTCAGCTGCACGGCAGGCGATCAGCTTCTCGTAGGCCACGGTCTTGGCATCGGTGTAGGTGCGCCCGTTGCCAAACCGCGGGCGGCCCTTGCCCCGCGGCTCACCAGGCACGATGAACTGCAGCTCCATCACAGCAGGCCTGCCTTCCGCAGAGCAGCCAGGAAGGCCTCGTACCGCTCGGCCTTGTCAGGCGGCGGCTGCTGGTCAGTGATGGACAGCGCCAGCTGGATCACCTCGATGGGCAGCGGCTGCCCCTCGCGGGCCATGTCCAGCACCCGGATGGCTTCCTGCTGCGTCATCGGGCGTGCTGGATCAGCCGGGTCAGCCGGTCATTCACATCGCTGTAGCGGTCGCGCAGATGCTCCCGCACAGCCTCATCCACGATGCTGGCAAGGCTGCGGCGCTGGTCGTCTGCAGCACGGTCGAGCAGGGCGCGAGTGTCGGGCCGAAGCCTCACCACCAGCGGCTTGTTGGGCGATTGACTCATGGGGTTCCTGTATTCACGGCGACGGCGCGATCATACAGATGGATCCTGTACAGCTACAGCCCCATGCACAGAGGATTAGGGTTTGTCCCTAGTCCAGGTGTGCGGATTGGGGCTTGTACACCCCCCAGGAATTCCTGTTATGATCTCGGCAACGATGTCGCGGTGACATCGGGAACCACCGAGATACAGGAGTTCAGACCATGCAAAGCATCATCAACATCCTCAAGCCGTACCAGGTGTCCTTCGTGGACGCCGACGGCTGGACGGCCACCCACCGCGCCTGGACTAGCGCCGAAGCCCTGGAGTGGGCCGGCTGCTACACCTGGGGCTGCAGCATCATCACCACCCGCCTGGGCCGGTTTGTGGCCTGCGTCTCGCGCTGATCGGAGGCTGACCATGGCACGCAAAGATCACCTCCAGCACACCGTTCACTTCGGCCCCACCTGCAAGGGCGGGCGTTTCGGTGGCAGCCTCCGCGGCGAACACATCACGCTGCCCGCTGCTGAGTTCCTGGCCCTGGCCCCTGAGCTGCGCTGCGAGCGTTGCGCCAGCAGCAAGCTGTTCGCCTTCCTGCAGCGCCAGGCTGCCAAGAACACGGTGGGAGCCTGACCATGGCCCCTCACACTGGCAAGTTCGTCGCGTACTACCGCGTCAGCACCGACCGCCAGGGCCAGTCCGGCCTTGGCCTGGACGCCCAGCGCCAGCTGGTCACCACCTTCCTCAACGGTGGCCGGTGGCAGCTGATCGGGGAGTTCACCGAGGTGGAGTCGGGCACCGGCAAGCGGCTGCGCCACAGGCCCATGCTGCAGGCCGCCCTGGATCTGGCCCGCAAGCAGAAGGCGACCCTGGTGGTGGCCAAGCTCGACCGCCTGGCCCGTGATGTTCAGTTCATCTCGACCCTGCTCAACGGCAAGGTGCCCTTCGTCTGCGCCGATATGCCGGAGGCCGACCGCACCTTCCTGCAGATGATGGCGGTCTTCGCGGAGTACGAAGCCAAGCGCATCAGCGAGCGCACCACCCAGGCGCTGGCCGCGCTCAAGCGCCAGGGCAAGAAGCTGGGCAGCCCCACGCCGGAGATCGGCAGCGCCGCGGGCATCAAGGTGATCCAGGCCCAGGCCGACGCCTACGCCGAGAAGGTCGGCCCCCTGGTGCGCGACATCATCCGCAAGTCTGGTGCATCCACGCTGCGCGACATCGCTGCAGCTCTGACCGCTCGAGGTGTTGAAACCCCCAGGGGAAATCAGCACTGGAATGCGAGCCAGGTCAGCAACTTACTGAAAAGAATTTAAGGAGAAAGTAATGCGTAAGACCGCGCCATATGACACAGGAAAGGTAAAGATCGGGCTGGCTTATCAGCCTCCGATCAAGCAAGACTACAGCGTCCATGAAGAGCGTCTGCAGAGCGCCCTGCTGGACAAGGGCGGGCCAGACGATCTCGCTGATCGCTGGTTCATGCGGTGCCTGTACGTCATCGGCCTGATCACCCTGGCCATCGTCATCATCACCGCCTGATCCGGCCATGCAGCAGGCCGAGATCGGACGGGCGATCCGTGACGCCCAGCTGGATCTGTTCCAGCGCAGAGACGCAGCGTTCCTCACACGCTGCCGGGCACTAGCTGTCGAGGTCGCCCGCAGACAGGGCACCGTCAGCATCAACGACATCCGCGCCAGCGTCGAGCTGCCCGCGGAGATGCACCCGTCCGTCCTGGGCGCGGTGTTCAAGACCAAGCAATTCCAAGCCTGCGGTTACACCGAGGCCACCCATCCCCAAGCCCATGCCCGTGTCGTGCGGGTCTATCAACTCAAGGAGAACCATGGTCAATAAAGTCACACCCGACACGATGCTGTCGGCCTCGCGCCTGCCCGGCGTAATGGGCATCAGTCGCTACCAGACGCCCAACGATGAGCTGGAGTACAGCATCCGCGCCATGAAGGGCGAGGAGCGCCCGGACATCGGCAACGAAGCCATGGCCTGGGGCAACCTCATGGAGCCGCTGATCCTCGAGGATGCAGCCCGCCGCCTCGAGCTGGTGGATCTGGTCATCGACCACCCGGTGGCCAAGTTCCACGAAAGCCTGCCCCTGTGCTGCAGCCTGGACGGCACCGCCGACGGGCGAGGGCAAATCATCACCACTGACCCGAGCCAGGGCATCTACGTCATCGGCCAGGACAGCATCACGCTGGACGGGGTCGGGGTGCTGGAGGCCAAGCTCACCGGCATGGATGTCGAGGACATCCCGCCCCTGTGGCGCGGCCCCATCCAGCTGCAGGCCCAGATGGACATCATCCAGGCCAGGTGGGGCGCGGTCTGCACCCTGTACCGGGGCACGCAGCTGCGCGTCTTCCTGTTCGCCCCGCACCAGGGAACCGTGAATCGCATTGCCGCGGTATCCAAGGACTTCCAGCGCCGCCTGGACGCCTGGAAGGACACCGGGGTGGTGGAGTATTACCCGCCGGCAGAAGGAGAGCAGTGGCCCGCGCATCGCGGCCTGTACCCGGCCAATGAGGAAACCATCCGTCTGACTGACGATGCCGCTGCCCTGGCCGCCAAAATCGTCCAGGCCCGTGCCGCCATCAAGCAGTCCGAGAGCGCGATCAGTGAGGCAGAGAAGCACCTCAAGGAGCTGATGGGCGATGCCACCAGGGCGCTGGCCGGGACGTACACCATCGCCTGGCCGACGCGCTCCTACCAGGCCCAGCCCGCCAAGATGGTGCCGGCCAAGGAGGCCTACACCATCCGGCAGTCCACGCTGACCATCAAGGAGGCCAAGGCATGAACATTGAGATGCTGGACGCCGATGAGCTGACCCTGGCCCACGCCCGCGCCGTCGAGGCCGTGCGCGTGAACATCCCCAAGTGCAGCGACAAGGACGCCGAGGAGATCGTGGACTCCATCGTGACCCTGGTCTTCGCCACCCTGAAACAATACCTACCCGGACAAGACGTATGCAACTGACCACCACCAACCAGCGCGGCTTCGCGCCCGCCACCATCACCGAGGCCATCCAGTTCAGCGAGATGCTGGCCAAGTCGGCCATGGTGCCCAAGCAATACCAGGGTAAACCCGAGGACATCATGGTCGCCGTGCAGTGGGGCTATGAGATCGGCCTGGCCCCGCTCCAGGCGCTGCAGAACATCTCGGTCATCAACGGCAAGCCGTCCGTGTACGGGGACGCGGCCATGGCCCTGGTGCAGGCCAGCCCCGTCTGCGACGGCATTGATGAGAGCATCGAGGGCGAGGGCACACCCAACCCGGTGGCCGTCTGCGTGGCCCGGCGCAAGGGCCGCAACCCGGTGATCGCCAGGTTCTCGGTCGAGGACGCCAAGCGGGCCGGCCTGTGGGGCAAGCAGGGGCCATGGCAGGCCTACCCCAAGCGGATGCTGCAGATGCGGGCCAGGGGCTTCGCCCTGCGGGACGCCTTCCCCGATGTCCTCAAGGGACTCATCACCGCCGAGGAGGCCATGGACTTCCCGGATGAGGCCAAGCCCCGCCAGGCCAAGGACATCACCCCGACGCGCAATCCGCTGGACGCCCTGGCCCCGGCCCTGCCGGTGTCCGACCCGGTGGTGATCGAGGCCGCCCTGGCCGACACGGTCGAGGAGCCGGTGGCTGTTGTTGTGGAACAACAGATCACCGATGCGGTGACGGCAGCCCCGCCGGTGGTCGAGCGCGAGCCTGGCCAGGATGATGAGGAGCTGGAGCCGGTGCAGGTGATCGGCTTTGCCCTGCGGGTGCCGGGCAGGGATGAGCCGTTCAGCACCCACGCCACGCTGGATGAGTGGGCCGACGCCTACGAAGACCTGTGCGACAAGACCGCCAGGGCAGGCAAGGTGCCAGCTCGAGATCGGATGACCAAGCTGCGCGAGCTGCGGGAACTCAATGAGGCGAACATCCAGCGCGTGGACATCGTGAAGCGGGTGCGCCACACCGCGGGCTACCAGAAGCGGCTGCGGGCGCTCGGGGCCAACATATGAACCAGGTCTTCTACGTCCTGTCCGTGGTGGCCACGGTGGTGATCATGTGGTTCCTCGGCCTGGCCCTCACGGGCCTGGTCGCCAAGCTGATCTACATCAGCCTGATGGCTGGCTGGAACTTGATCTAGTCGTCGGACAGGAACAGCGCCCGCTCTGCCTCGCGGCGCTTGACCAGGCCGGGCAGCACCTTGCCGCCGCCCTTCGTCCAATCCATGAGCGCGTCAGCCGCCCCTTGCCAATCGCCCCGGTTGGCCTTGATGCGGATCTGACTGCGCTGCAGGTTTCCTAGCCCTGCGTTGAAGGCAAAACTGACCAGAGCGTCAAAAGCGCCTTGCTTGCCAGCAACAGTGGGAACAAGTCGTAGAACACCGCGTTCAAAAGTTGCGACATCAGTGTCGAATAGCGAATTGATCTCTTCCTTCGACCAGACACGGTTGTCCTCCTGCTTCAGCGGGTACTGCTTCCGCAGCACGGGCAGCGGGTTCTTGAACTTGTCCTCTTCCTTGTGCGCCATCGGCAGCCGGATCTGCTCCTGGTACAGCACATGGCCATAGCCAATCGTCCAGATGTGGGCCGGGCACAGGTAGGGCTTGTTCCGGCAGCCCTCGTACCTGTGCATCAGCTCCGCGCCGGCGTGACTGAGCTTCACTTCTTGAAGCCCCGCGAGCCAAACCAGAAGCCGATGATGCCGCCCAGCATGGACATCTCATCGCTCGAGAAGATGATGTCCGAGTACTTGATGACATCGTCAATGCTCTTGATCAGCTCCGGGTTCATCCACAGGTAGTAGGCCAGGAACCCGTTGATGGCCAGCAGCTCCAGCACGAACAGGTAGGTCACCGTCGGGCGCACCGTCCCGATGTAGTTGGCCACCCACTTGCTGGCCGACTTCAGCACCTGCTTGTCGTGGTCGAGCGCGGCCTGGGTCATGGCGGCCTCGGTCTGCATGGCGATCTGGTCGGAGCGGATCTCCTCGACCTTGGCCTGGGCAGCGAAGCCCAGCGCGGCCAGCTCCTTCTCGCGCTCGGTCTGGACGCGGGCCAGCTCCAGCTCATGCTTGTGGTCTTGCTTGGACTGGAAGTAGTCCAGCAGCTTGGGCAGGCCGCCTAGCAGGATGCCGCCGAGGGTTGATATGAGAGAGAGCATCAGATCACCATTGCATAAACCAGCAGTGCGGCACCGCCCGCACCCACTGCAACGCTGACAAGCAGCATGGGCATCATCACAGCCAAGATCGCGGCGCTCGACAGGACGATGGCTAACTGCAGGGCCATGCCTGCGTAGGAGAACCAGGGGCTTCTGTTCTTGGCGACATCACGATCAGCCTCGGCCTTCTTGGCCTTCTCGCTGATCTCTTCCATGTCGGCCTTCTGCTTGGCAGCCTTGTCGGCCTTGCCAGCTTCCTCGTAGATCACGCTGCGGATGTTCTTGGCCTGATACCAGGCCCATAGGTTGTTCGCCTCGATGGTCTTGTTCAGCACGCGGCTGGAGTTGCTGCCGCCGAAGTAGCCGTTGATGGCCAGCAGCAGGGCAAAGGCAGAGATGGTGATGGCGGCCCAGGCTTTGACGTAGGCCTCGCGCTCAGACCGGCTGGCACCGGGAGCAGGTTTGCTGATGAACTTCATATGCCCAGCTTCTTCAGGATGTATTCAATGACGCGGCTGCCGATCTCGGGCGGCAGCACCACCAGGATGTCGAAGGCGACGTTGGCCAGCCCCAGATAGCAGACAACCTTGATCCACTTCTCGAGTCCATCGAGCAGGATCTTGAGCAGATCTGGAGGGCCGGACATCTCATAGCCCGCAGGCTCCCTCGCTGCAGTTGGTCAGGAAGCGCACCAGCATCCAGCCCGCGCTGCTCAGGATCACCACGCAGATCACGATGCCGACAGCCAGCTCGCGGAACTCCTGCTGCCTGCGCTTGGCGCGGATCTCTGCGATCTTCTCGCGCTCGGCCTCGGCCTTGTCCTCGGCATTCATCTCGGCTTCGCGCTTCTTGATCTGGTGCCAGATGTCCATGTTGTTGGAGCTGAAGAACAGCCCCTGGATCTCACGCTCAAAGTCGGCCTGCGCCTTGAGCGCCATCTCGATCTGCATCGCAGCGCCGAGGTTGCTGCCGCCCTTCTTCTTGGCCTGGCGGGCTGCCTTGGTGGCCGTGGCCTTGGCATCGAAATAGTTGCCAAGCAGCGGCCCCAGCTGGGCCACATCGTTGGCGGTCTGGCTCGCCATCTTCACCATCTTCACCGCCTTCTGGACGGCGGCCAGCGCCGTGATCGGGTCGATGGGAATCATGGCTTCAGCCTCCTCGGAAGTGGCTGGCCACCCAGGTGACCACACCACCGACAGCTGACGCGATGGCCATGCCAGCCCATAGCCCACCCTTGGACTTGTTGGCCAGCTCGAGCAGCTCGCTAATCTGCTGCTCCATCTTGTCCATCTTCTTGTCCATGTTCTGCACGCGCTCCCAGAGGACGCCGTACTTCACAGGGTCGATCTCTCCGGGTTCCATTACTCATTACCTCCAGATGGATTCTGTACATCGGCAGGCAGCGGCTGGTTGCCCTCGGCCAGCCACGCGAGGTAGGCCTGGTAGTCGGCGTTTGCCGGATCGAAGGGAATTGCCCAGCCGTCCGAGCGTCTCACTGATGTGGGCTGAGTCGCTCCAGCAGCAGGGGCGATTAGTTTGTATGTGTAGGAGGACATTTCACAGCTCCGAGTTGAGTTGCAGGTTGGCGACCCGCCCCGATGCAATGGTGTACTGAGTAATCTGCGTGGTTGTGGTCACGTTAATGAGTCCGTTGTTCCCGTTCCACCAACTATTTGGGATGCTTGCAGACGCTGCATTTAGGGCGTAGAGGCCACCGTTTGCACCGATGCCGCTTGCGTCTGAGGAGTTAGTAACCGATGGCTGCGACCGCATCGGGACGGGGACGGTCACCATTACGCTCCAAGTGTTCCCGCCATCTGCCAGGCCAGTTCCCCAAAAAGCCGTTGGAAACCTAACGTAATACCGCTGGCACAGCGCCAGCTCCTGACCATACTGCCTGCGCTCCAGCACCGGGGCTTGAATCGAGCCGGCCTCCAGCTGCACGCCGGTGATGAACCAAGTCGCGCCGTTTGTGCCGAGAATGTTGGTTGCACCGCTAGCGCCCCAGTAGTTGTTTGCAGTCCAAGAGCCTGCGGTGCCCGTAAACGTTGAGCCAACACCAAGCTGAAAGCCGAGCTTGATTCCCGCACCATTCGTCGTCAGCCAAGTACCGCTGGTATCACCAGCAATGTTGACGACCTTCTGCTCCCAAGTGTTCGCCGCGCTGATCGTGTAGGTGAACGGGTATGCCCTGTTTTGGGCGCTGTTCATCAAGGTGCCGCCAAACGTGCCCGTTAGCGATGAGCGTACCCAGAAAGACAGCGTGACTGCCTTTGCAGATGCAGTGCCCCAAGCAAGATCGGCAATGTTGTTTCCTTCAATTGTCTGCTTGTAGACCGCCACATCACCAGCAGCCAGGCTGTACGCGGACAGTGACGTGATCTTTACGCAGTGCGAAAACCCCTGCGTTGTTGGCGCGTCGGCGGTGTTCTGCTGCATGCTGAACTTAGACGCGACGTTGATGCCCGCAGCCCACCGATCTACGTTGAACGTGTCGTCGGCGGTGGGAGTTTGACTCGCCCCAGCATTCCGCTGGTCAATCCGCATATCGCCGTTGATGATTCGGTTGCGCCACTGCAGCGGCGTGTCTGCAATGCTGCCGATGGCCGCGAGGTTTGCTGCTTTTCCCATGGGTTACTCCTTCTGCTGTTCGTCGGCAGGCAGTGGCTGGTTACCCTGCGCCACCCAGCGCAGGTACTCTTGGTAGTCGGTGTTCGCTGGGTCGAAGGGGATGCAGGCACCGTCAGATAGACGGATCACTGCAAACTGGTTCACCGACCCATCATAGTTTTTGTATTGCCTATACATTTCACAGCTCCGAAGACAGGAAGACGGAACCAGTGCCGATGTTGTGGTTGTAAGGCCTGCCCTGCGTCAGCCCGGTGAAGTTACCCATCTGAGCCTGGACGCCTCTGTTGCTTACTCGACCCAAGATGATTGCGATCGAGGCAGAGGATTGCGTGTAGTCAGCGATGCCTGGGTACGTGATACCCAGCGCAGTGCAACTCAGACTTGGCGAAGCCCGCATCGGCACAGGCAAGGAGAAAGTCGCGTTGATGGCCACGGTGCTATCAGCAACACCGACGAAGCCGTCATAGACTTGGTAATACCGCTGGCACTTCCGCAGCGTGTCGCTGTAGTCCTCGTATTGGAACGGCGTGGCCACGGTGCCCCGCTCAAGCTGGACGCCGGTGATGTAGAAGGTGGCTCCGTTGGTGCCGACGACAGAGGTTGCGCCGGTGGCCGAGCGATAGTTTGCACCTGCCCATGCGCCCGCAGTACCAGACAGCGTGGAGCCAACACCAAGGCCAAAACCCAAGGCAATCCCGATCCCGTTGCCGGTGCCCCAAGTGCCAGAAGTGTCGCCGGCAATGTTGACGGTCTTCTGTTCCCAAGTGTTTGCAGCACTGATGGTGTAAGTAAACGGGTACGAACGGTCAGCACTTGCATTACGCAGCGATCCACCAAAAGTCCCAGTCAGGCTGGAGCGCACCCAGAAAGACAGCGTGATCGATTGTGCGCTGGCCGTGCCCCAGGCCAGATCGGCGACGTTGAATCCTTCAATACCCTGCTGGCACACAAAATAGTCCGATGACCCAATAGAGTACGCAGAACTGGAGGTGTACCCAAGGTAGTTGGAGAAGCCTGCAGGCGGGGTAACAGACCCAGCGTTTCTTTGCGCCGTGAGCTTACTGGACTGCGAGACGGCACTCCTGAACCGATCAACTGCATAGGTGTCGTCGTTAGCCGTGATGCTGGCCCCAGCATTGCGCTGATCGACAACCATCCCGCCGTTGATGACCCGATTGACCAGCGCCAGGCCACGGGTGCTGTAGGTCGTCAGCACCGTGCTGGTTGCCTGCTTGCCGGCCAGCGCGGTATCCACCTCTGCCTTAGTGTAGGTGTCGGCCACCGTGAAGCTCTTGAAGGCCACGATGTCCAGCACATCACCGAGCGATGCGGCCACCGACAACACCACGCTGGTGCCGTTGCTGGCCGTGTACTCCGAGGTGTCCAGCACCACACCGTTGCG